CACCTTGTAGATTTGGTATTTTTAAAAGTTCAGCGATATTAGCATGCATACATATTTGAATGTTAGGAAGTTTTAATCCGCCGCCACTGAGCAATCCACAAAGTAACTCTCTGAGAGTAAAACTATATTCTGCACTGGCTACTATTTTTAAACTATCTGTGCCACTACCAGTAGTGCCACTTATGTGATGTCTAGCATCTAAATATTCGTTTAAATCATTTAGACCTTGTGGGAAATCTTTAAAACTCATTGTACAGTTGAACCTCCACCTGCTCTGACATTAGGACTTGCAGTACTAGCTCTAGGATTACAGTGAGCTCCGCCAGGTATTGGACACAAAGAGTCTCCGTTTGCATTATTTCCGTTGAGTATTACAGGAATACCTCCGGCTCTTACTTTACCAACTGTTTCACTAGCAATTAATTCACCACCTCCGTGAGTATTAGTATCACCGTCTACACTAATAAACATGTTGTTTACTCTAACATTTGTTATACGTGTATTGGTTGTAGCACCGCAACTACGGCTGTCGCCTTGTCTGTGTACAAAAGCTGTCATACAACTATTTATAGTTTGAAATTAGTATTACTCGAAGCTGGTGCAATGCCTGTTGTACTTTGTATGTACGCATCTGATAAACTTTTGTTTGGTTTATTTGTAGTAATTATGTGTTCTTTACTAATTTTAACAGGATCACTGCTACTTGTATCAATGCTCATTAACCACGGAATAAGCATTGCTTGTCCATTTTGTGGATTAAGAGTAATTACACAAGGTTTTACAACTTGTATATCACCATCTTGTGAATCAAATCTACCCACAATTTCTTCACCTGTGCTTACTTTAACGCAGATTGTTTCGCCTTTTTTATAACTGGATATTACCAACATCAACTTCTCCTATGAGTTCTTTTACATATTTTGGATCTAAACGAACGAGTGCTTGCCCTCCACCTTCAACTAGTAATTTTCCTTTATGATAAAGTTGAGGCATAGTTCTATGCCCTTCGTTTATCAAAAACTCTCTAGCTTCAGGATTGGTATCCACTCTAATTTCTTCGTATTCGAATCCGTGTTTATCTAAGTACTGTTTAGCCATTGTGCAATAATGACACAATGGCTTACTGTATACTGTGATCACAGTTTCATTCCTTGGAACGTGCTTCCGTTAACGTCTTGCTTAGTTCCGCCAATAACATAACTACTGATCTCAGTTTCTTGTGGTGCTACTTGTACTTCTGCACCTGCAATCCATTTTTGTGTCCACGGTAACGGATTGGCTACACCTTTGTATGGGCTTTCAAGTCCTACTGCCGTCATACGTTTGTTAGCAGTCCATTCTACATAGTCACCTAATAGTTTTGCATTAAGTCCGATCATTGATCCATCTTTAAACAAGTAATCTGCCCAAGCCTTTTCTTGGTCCACTGCATCAACAAACAGTTGTACCATTTCGTCTTTGGTTTCTTCTTGTATTTTAGCAAAGTCTGGATCGTCTTTGGGCATTAGCTTTAGCAATGTTTGTGTACTACCTAAGTGTACATTCTCATCACGACAGATTAATTTAATAATCTTAGCATTGCCTTCCATCTTTTTAAGTTCAGCAAATGCCCAGCTACATGCAAAACTTACATAGAAGCGAACACCTTCTAGAATGTTTACACTCATCATAGCTTTCCACAATAGTTTTTTAAGCTCATACTTGTCTACAACGATCTTCTTACCGTTAACTGTATGCTTGCCTTCACCTAGTAGATTGTACCACATGCCCATTTCAATGAGGTCATCATAGTGCTTGCTAATATCGCTTGCACAATCTGTAATCTCACTGATATCCATCATACCATCAAAGATAATACTAGGATTTGAATACACATTACGAATAATATGTGTGTAACTACGACTGTGGATAGTTTCATTAAATGTCCAAGTTGTTACCCAATTCTCTAGTTCGGGTAAACTTACAAGTGGATTAAAACTGTCGGCTGGGGCTCTACCTTGCACACTATCCAGTAGTATCTGTCTCTTCAAGTTACTGGTAAAGATATGTTGTTCGTGATCTGTTAACTCTTTAAAGTCTTTTGCATCACGCAACACATCTACTTCTTCGGGCCTCCAAAAGAAACCCAACTGTTTGTCTGTCAGTTTATCAAACTGACGATATTTCAAAGTATCATAGCGTTGAATATCAACGCCGCCATTTGGATCTAGGAACATTAAACTTTCGAGGTGCTTGTTCCTTTGATTTGCATTTAATACACTCATTTTTTCTCTTTCTTATATTACACAGCTTTCGCAGTCTTCATCTTGATAGTCATCTTCGGGTATAGTTATATTACTTGATTCATTTAATTTGTCAATATCTAATTCACCTTGTCCATCATAGGTGTTGAAATAATACAACTGTTTTCCTCCATACTTGTAGAAGATCATTAAATGTCTCAACATTTCACTCATGCTAATTTTTTCATCTTCATAAAATACAGGGTTGTAACTGGTGTTAACACTAATACCTTGGTCAATATACTTTTGTAATACTGCCATAATTTGTAAATATCCTTCAGGTGATCTTTGATCCCATAGTAATTCATACTTGTTCTTTAGCTTGTGTATACTTGGTACCACTTGTTTTAGCACACCATGTTTACTTTGCTTGACACTTACAAGACTGCGAGGTGGTTCAATGCCGTTTGTAGCATTTGAAATTTGTGCTGATGTTTCAGCTGGCATTAGCGCCATTAATGTACTGTTTCTAATTCCAGTACTCTTTAGTTGATTTCTTAGTTCTCTCCAAGGCATACGTTCTTTGTGCTTGACTAGTTCATCTACATCTTTTTTGTATGTTTGGTTAGGCGTAAGTCCATCGTGGTATTTGGTTTGATCACTCCACAAACATGCACCTTGCTCTTCAGCTAGGTCTGCACTTGCTTTAATCAAATAGTAACTCCATGCTTCTGCAAACTCGTCAATCATTTCCAAGTTAGGCTGTGAGTATGTCATATTATTTTTTGCCATCCAAAATGCCAAGTTAATAATACCAACACCAAGAGGACGTCTGCCTTCTGTTGCATTTTGTGCCGCTTTTACAGGGTAGTCTTGATATGTTAGTAGTGCATCAAGTCCTCGTACTGCTAGTTCACATGGTTTTGCAAAGTCTTCTGGTTTCTTAATAAGCCCCCAATTAATAGCACTCAGTGTACACAATGCAATCTCACCTTCTTCGTCGTTGAAATCGTTTAACGGTTTAGTAGGTAAGTCTATTTCTGCACATAAGTTACTTTGTCTAATTGGTGCAACATCTTCTTTAAAACTACTATGACTATTAGCATTGTCTACATTTTGTAGATAAATTCTACCAGTATTTTTACGCTCTTCGATGAATTGGCTAAACAGTTCAGTAGCACCAATTGTTTTCTTGCGTAGTCTTGTATTACGTTCTGCACGTTCGTATAATTCTTTAAACTTGTCTTGGTCACTAAAGAACGCTTCGTACAAACCAGGAACATCGCTAGGTGAGAACAATGTAATCTCACCATTGCTAATAAGTCTTTCATAAAATAGTTTGTTAAACTGTACACCATAATCCATATGACGCACACGGTTATCATCTGTACCTTTATTGTTTTTGAGTACAAGTAGGTCTTCTACTTCAAGATGCCATATGGGGTAATATAAGGTTGCCGCTCCGTTTCGCACACCACCTTGTGAACAAGATCTTGTAGCACTTTGAAACATTTTGTAGAAGGGCACTACTCCTGTATGATAGGCGTCACCTTTACGTATGGGACTTCCGAGAGCCCGTATATTACCTGCTCCGATTCCAATTCCTGCTTTTGCTGAAACATACTTAACGATGCTACTAGTAGTAGCATTGATGCTATCAAGGCTATCGTCAGTCTCAATAAGGACGCATGACGAAAATTGGCGTTGTGGAGTTCTAACGCCAGCCATGACAGGAGTAGGAAGGCTAATATAAAATAATGAAACTGCGTCATAATAATCCTTTACCCATTGCAACCTTGTTTCTCTCGGGTACTCAGCAAACAATGTTGCCGAGATCAGCATATATGCCATCTGCGGAGTTTCTTTGATTATGTTTGTTACACGATTCTGCACAAGATACTTGCCACGCCATTGCTCCATAGCCGCATAGGTCATGCTTTCATCTCTATCGTGCCTAAGATGCGAATTTAATTCATCCCATTCTTCGTCTGTATACTTTTCTAATAGACTCGAATCGTAAAATCCTTCTTCTACATTAGTCTTGATTAGTTCTAATATGTGCCATGGTTCGTAGTTTCCGTAAACCATTTTACGCAGATGATATACAATTAGTCGTCCAGCTACCCACTGATAGTTTGGTTGCTCTTCACTAATTAAATCTGCCGCACTTTTGATAAGTGTTTCTTGAATCTCGCTACTGGTAATACCACTATAAAATTGTAAACTGCTTTTAATCTCTACTTCACTTGCACTAACACCATTAAGGTTTTCACATGCTGAAAAAGTTACCTTGTGTAGTTTTTCTAAATCTAATGTGTCTTTATTACCGTCTCGTTTGATTACTTGAATTTCACTCATCTGTTTTTCCTTCTGTTATTTTGTACTTATGGTGTTTAAGTTACACGTTATGTATTATGTTTTATCACATCTACTATCTTTTTTCGATAGCCAATCATCGTGTTGTCGGATGGTAGTGTACTTATCGATCCGTGCTCGTAGTTAAGCAGATACTTATTATCGATTAAAGCACATAGTTGCTGAATGCTTTTATTTCTGTCAGTGATATATAATAGTTCGTTTGATATATTTTCGTTTGCGTAGTATATTGTATAACTCATTCCTAATGCCATGCTATCTTCACAAAAATTTCCAGCGTGTAGCATCTCCCACGGAGTGGGCCATGCACTACTTTCCACTGGATTTATTGTCATGCTAGATATAGGAGCGGTCTTCCACCATTCTACTACTGTCTTGCATACTTGTTCTGTATCATTTGTATCCAGGCCTTTGCGGAATTGTCGCCAAAGGCTAAGCCTTTCTCTCGGAGACTCATACCATGCCTGGTTCTTTAGTTGCTGTTCCAAAGTTGATATGTATATTTAAATTTTGTTATAAGGTTATCCGCATCAGTATACTGCAACTTCATTTGACCTGCTGTTGCTGTATTCAAACTGAATGTAATACCTACTGCGGCTGTTTGAGTCATGTTGTCGTCTATTGCACTAACACTACCGTCCCATGCTAATCTGAGTCTACCAACTCTTACACCTGCTGTACTTTCTAGTGTGTAATTT